TTGCAAGGTTATGATTCTGTGTCATACCAGTAATGTTAAGATTCTCCATACAAAATGTATCATATTCACTATTAATTAACATGGTTGTTAACTTATGAAGAAAATCATTTCTTCTGTTAGCAATTTTTCTATGTAACTTTGCTACATATAATTTTGCTTTTTCATGACGTTTACTATTTTTTTGTGTTCTTGAAAGCCATTGTTGTGCTTTTGTTAATTGTTGTTGTTTTGCTTCAAGATACTTAGGATTTCCGTACTTTGTACCGTCAGATAGAATTGCATAATCTTTAATACCCAAGTCAATGCCAACTGTTTTTTCCTCACGTATCTTGGTTTTCGATACATTTGGTTTATTGTCATCAACTACTATGGTACACCAATAATCACCACATTTATCTTTTGTAACGGTTAAAGTACCCAATTTTACTGTGTTTACATCAAATTCACGATTTTTAAGAAATTTAACTTTACCTATACATGGCACTGATAGTCTCATGGTTTCAAAATCAAAGTGAACAGCAGCAATGTATTTAACAGAATCAATACTATTTTTCTTTGATTTAAATTTAGGGAAGCCTTTTTTTGCTTTAAAGAATCTGGTATAGGCATTATCAAGGTTTCTAAGTGATTGTTGTAGACAAACGTTAGCACATTGTTTCAGCCAATCATGTTCACCGTCTTTTTTAAGTAAAGTAAGTTCTTTGGCCAGTTGTAGATATGTAACATTTTTATGTTCATTTTCCCATGTTTCTTTTTTACGATTAAGTCCCCAATTATAGATAAAGCGAGCATTACCAAAGGCTTGTGAGAACAATTTTTGTTGTTTCACAGTTGGTTTAAGTTTATATTTATATGCTCTTATCATAAAATGAATAATTTTTTTTTTATTTAAAATAGTTTATTAATGTAAAAAGTAAATGGAATTACAACCCACCAACAACGCTCTCGTAGCCGCTCACGGGTGTTAGTCAACCATAAATTAAATGGAATTATAACAGTAGTTTATCCTAGGTGTTAGTCAACCATAAATTAAATGGAATTACAACTTACCCATTGTCAGGCTATTAGTCTTTCCAGGTGTTAGTCAACCATAAATTAAATGGAATTACAACCTTCTCGTTTTATCAAATTGATTTTCCGAGCATTAACCCACACACCAATGGGTAAAATTTTCTATTTAGTGTAAATAATTATAAATTTCAGTAACTAACCAAATAAATAAAATACTACCAATGAATATCGGAAATGCTAAAACGCCAATAAAACTAATTAAAAATGAAATAAATAAGTAGAATAAATATGCAATAAAAACTAAGCCTATTGCAATTAAAAAACTTATTAATAATCTTATTTTTTTATTTTCCATATTCTTCTATTATTTCTATTGCATTATTTGGGATTGGCTCATAAACATATAACGCATCTTCAGTTCGTGGGTCATAATAAAATTTTGTTGACGGATTAATTTTAGATAAATCAATTTTTAATAGAACTACTGGTTCCATAAGTTTATAAAAATAAAAGTCTTTTAATTTTTCTTTAGTTGGTTGTTTTAAAAAGAAATAATTTCTTTCTTCACTATCAATAAAACCATTAACCTTATTTTTTGGTATTAAACCTTGTTTTATAATTTTATTTACAAGATTTTTTGTTATTATATGATATAAAAATTGATTGTCATCAAGTATTAAACGTTTTGCTATTATAAAACTATCAAATTTCTTTTCATAAGTGAAAATATTCTTGTTTTGTTCACTACATATCCAACCATATTTTTTCATATAAAAATTTATATTATTAATGTTAGATAAATCATAAAGTTCTATTTTTATTATATCATTTTTATTACCACTTTTAATCCATATTTTACCATCAAAATTTTTACCTTTATCTAATTCACTATTTTGTAAATTAAATAATTCAGCAATTGAATGTACTGTTTGATTAACATCATATGTACTAATTAATCCTTCATTAATTAAAAAAGGTGGTTTTATTTCTTCAACTATTATTTGAAATCTATTCTTAATTTTGTCTATGTCAGGAATAGATTCTCCCATTCTTCTCATTAAATCTGTTATTTCATGTATTTCTTTCCAATATTTTTCTGTTTTACTTTCATTCATAATAATACTTTTTACAAAAATACAAAAAAAGGCTGTTAAAAACAACAGCCTTCTTCATATATTTACTTATTCATTACTGAACAAGCATGAGAACTTCCTGTGAAAGTGCCTTAAGTACTGCTTCCTCCATAGAGAGTTGCTTTACTTCACCTGTCTTTTCGTCAATTTCTCCGTCACCTGACAACAGCAAACTAACAATTGCACCATCAAATCCAGAGAATATGTACTGTCCACCCATATCCATTGTTGCAGGAACATCATGTGAAGAACCATCACGACTTGCACAGTACCACCAAATTGCCTTAAAGTTCTCTACCCATTCTTCAGGGAATGCTTCACGAAGTTTTCTCATCATCTCTTCATTATTGGTTCTTTCATGTCCGTAAGAACTATAAGAACCTGAATCTGAAAACTGCATGTCACTAACCACAATCAAAGTTTGAGGAAAGTCTTCAAGAGGAATTTCGGGGTGCTCCTTTCTAGTTCGACAAATAAGTGATATCAAACTAGTAAAAGATGTTCCACCCCATGCAACTGATTGATTTCTAATCTCATACCACTTATCGGTGAAAGTTTCACCATGCAACTTCAACATACGAGAAGTATCGTCAAACATTGCAACTGTGTTATGAAAATCACCCTTATTAAGAGCAGAGAAGTAAAGTCCAAGAGACACACAAACATCGTAAGATGTAAGACCAGGTACACCAGAAATCTGACATCCCATAGAACCAGAAGTATCAAGAGCAACAAGTACGTTACCACTAATTGCTGGACCATCCTTTTCAGCGGTTGCAATAAGATTGTCGAACTGCTTATCTATAGTAATCTTCTGTGCTTCAGAAAGATTACAATTATATCCCTTAGGAAGTTTCATACCAAGTTCATATACATAGCCATTGAACTTAGCCACTGGCTGAGACTTAAGCCAATTGATATATGAATCGGTAAGATTATGTCTCTTAAGAAAATCACCACTTACAAGGTTCAAGAGAGCCTTACCAGGAATGGTGTTCCAATTAAGATTACTATAATTACGTTCACAAATCAAACGCTGAAAAGCATGTGCCTTACCAGTTGACTTGAATTCACGATAATCCTTCATGCTCCATCCAGCAAATGCAGCAAACTCCTTAGCCAACTTGTTAGTCTTCTGTGCCCATTCGGTAGTACAAACCTTATTACTACGAATACGAGGCATATACTTCTTAACAAGGTCCTTATGTGCTGGACTGTTAATACCCTGAGCCATTACCTCAAAGAACTTCTCCTTATCAAGAGTGTTATCCATACTAAGAAGAACCCAAAGGTCTTTCCAAGAACCTACAATTGGCAAAAGCCAAAGGTTACGATAAAACTCATCCTTATGATAACGAGCAATCCAAAGAAGTCTCTTGAATGCTTCGTCACGAGCACCCTGTCCCTTTTGTACCTTTTCAGTCTTAGCACCATCTTCAATAAGATTAGTCTGACGAGTAATCATACGAAGATAGAAGGGGAAACGAAGTGCATTTACAGGATTTTCACCCCACAACTTTGCCTGTTCAACCCAAACATCATTAATGTCACGTCCACGAGCCGTTCCAGCCTTGGAGAACTGGTCAATAAGTTCAGAACCAGTAGAAGCGTAAGAAATCGCACCGTTTTCAGTGTAAGAAGTACCTGCACCCATAGTGTTTTGCTTAATAAATCCGTTCATAATCAGAAATCTTTTTAATTGTTAAACTTATATTTTTTTTTATTATTTGCTGTTAAATTTCTTTTACGATACAAAGGTACGTAAAATTTTTGACAATTCCAAATTTTTTTTATAATTTTTTTATTTTTTTATACTTAATTATAAATTTTTAAATGTTTTCATTACATAATACAATTATCATGCCAAACATTAAAAAATTTCACCTATCTCAAACCAAAAAGGCATTTTAAATATTTCACCGTTTTTTCTACGATGAACTTCATGTGCAATACCAGTTACTCTAATTGAAGAATCAGAAGCAGGTGACCACTCTCCATATTCAACAGAATCTTGAATTCCATCAAAAGAAAATTTTACAGCATCAACATCCGTAAGATTATTTTCTTTACAATAATCTATAATAGTTTGAGTAAGTTTTACTTGTAATTCTTTTATATGTTTTTTTTCGGTTTTCTTTTTAGGAAATTCATCTTCAAGACGTTCAACAATAGGATTTTCTTTCCATTGTTTACTAATGTTTTCAAAAAATGGGTTTGTTTTTCTATATTTCATTTTCTAACTTTTTACTTATTTTCTGTAGTTTAAAAATATCAAGTTTGGTTGCTGCTGCTTCGTATCCTTGTACATCACAAAGTTCTTTATTTGTTTTACTATCAACAAACAAAAAAGTTTGAAATTTATTGTCTTTCCATACTTCAAGAACATTAATATCAACAGGTGGTAAAATGTTACCCCAATTGTTTTGTTCTGATTGAGCATATTTTGTAAGACTATCGTTAATACCAAATTGATATCCCATATCATTTGGTGGCGTTAAATTTGACTTATTAGTAAACATATTTTAATCTTTATAAATAACTTTCATTGAATATTCATCCCATTCGTCTTATCTTTACTTGCGATTGCTTTTTGATATAAACCCGCATTGTCAGTATCTTGTAGCTCACACTTTCCAGCAATCAAAACGGGGCAGTATTCATCACACCCACCAACCATTCCATATGCCTCACAATCTGTCAAAATGCTATTCGGCATTCCGTCATCTACTTCTACGAGTGTATGCCCCAAAGCCAATTTGTCGTAATTAGGTATCATATTCTACTTTCTTATTGATTTTTCTAAAAACGTAATTAACGAGATTAGATTGTTGTTCATTGCCTTGATATTGTAAGAAATCTCAAACAGTAATATGACAACAACCACCGCAAAAATTATTTCAAACATATTCATTTCTTTCTTGCATTAAGCCCAAGTTCGTAGATATAGATAGCAAAATTAAGCCATAAGTCATCCATACCAACTACACCATATTTATTTTTCCACCTACGAACTTCTTTCTCCAAATCCACCTTTGGCTGCTCCCGCTGGAGATAGGTGATGATGGGAAAAATATTATTGATGGCAACAATTTGACAAGATTGTCCATAATCTCCTTGCGATTGAATTGACTGTGCCAATATATTTTTTTGTTGCTTTAACTTCTTAATCAGTTTTTCTGAATCAATGTATTTGTGTTCCATAACCAATTTACTTCTAATTTAATTGCTTTAAGACTATTTAATATATGTTTTATCATCTATGTCACAAGCATCTTCGACAATGGGTTCTATGGGTTCTATATCTTCATCGTATTCATTGTCTTCATCTTCAAAAAATATTTCTTCAATGTATATCATACACCAACACTTATCAAGAGTGGTATCATTTTTCCATGCATCTATTTTAAATACAACTCTATCATTTGTTTTAGACCATTTTATGTCTTTAGGGATAATATTTAAACTTGGGTCTTTTAAATTACACCAATTGACAATATCTTTTAATATTATATCTATTCTATTCTTCGCTTTCTCTTTTGAGTGATAATAAAATGGACCCCAAGTCAACATTTTATTATCTGAAAAAACCATATTACCTTCAACTAAAAAATATCTATTCATTTATTTTTTCTTTTAATTCTTCCCAGTTAGAACATTTTTTTGCAAATCTATAAAGATGAAAATCAAACTCGTCTTCATCAGCAATCCAAGTCCCAATAGTACAGTGGAATCTAAATTTCTTTCCACAAACTGGACATTCAAACACAGCCATTTTACCTATATTAGTGTCACACCAGCCTACAAGTTTGGGTTTTTCAAGAGTCTTATCTGAACTGTAGAATCCATTATGTTCAAAAAATCCACTCTTTTCACATTCTGTACAGTTAAAATCAGCAGCATAAGGAATATCCTCATACTGTGGAATCTTTGGGAGTATGTTAATAATTCTTTTACACATATTCTTTCAGTAATATTTCAGTAATAATATCAATATTCATCATAATTTGTTTATAAACATCCCATTTTTCATGATGAGAATCAGTTGGCCAATCATGAAGAACTATTTCGTATTCACATCTAGACCAGAATTGGTAATGTGATTCTTCTTCTATAAATTTTTTAAACTCTTCAAACGTTTTTGGTTTGTTTTCTTTTTTTTCATAACATTTCCTTAAATAAGGAAGAACATCATACGGCACAAATTTATTACCATTAAAATCATAGTTAATAACATTAAATGTATTCATAATATTAATCATTTACTGGGTTTGCAATTTTGTTTTGTTTTGAAATGTTAATTGGTACTATTTCTGCATTACGCATGTATATGCAGAACTTATGAAGAACTAAATATTTATGTACACCACCAACATTTGGTCTATACATTACAACAATAATTCCACCATTTTCATACCAATCGTCATATTTGTAATATGGCTGTTTTATATATGTAAGAATATTCTTTTTCGCATGAGAAAACTCATAATATTCTCCATTATATTCTAATTTTTTTGCTATTGTTTCCATGTTACAATTTATTTAGTTCATTTACAATTTCTTTTGCTTCTTTCATTGTGTAATTAAGTACACCACAAAGATAATGATAGATTGTACCATAATCTTGCGTTTTCACCCATCCACAATAATCATGCCAAAGTTGTTTTTTATTTTTTTCTGTTATGTTATTTTTCATGATAATGTTTGTAATTAAGTTGTTGACAGAACCATTTTGCTGCTTCTTCTGCTTCCTCTTTCGTATTCCATTTCATATTACCTTTTTCATCACGTACATCTTCGTTTCCGATTTTAGCATACCAATGTGTTCCTTTGATTTCTAGACCAGGCATATCCCATTTCATATATCTAACATCTTCAAAATGGTATTGTGCTTCAATAGGATATTCAAGTTCGTCTTTATCAATTTCTTCTATAATTTCGTATCTGTCCCATGAAGGAATAAATTCTTGAACGCCATTTGCAAAGTAAGAATTTAATCCTTTAAGGAATCCGTCTATTCTTCCTTGTAATACTTGATTTTCAAGTTTAGTTGCTTCTTCCAACCAAGTAAGTCCTTGACATTCCCAACCATAACCTTTAACATGACATGTTACATCAACAGCATATCTCCAAGCTGTATCTGGATGCTTATATCCATACATTTTATCACGAATACCAGCATGAATTTCTTTACCGAAAATTTTATTGAAATGTTCTACAACTTGCTCAACAGAATTTGGTTTGAAATACCACATTCCTTTCCAATTACTATTTTTGTCTTTACTGACAATTTTAACAAAATGATACATATCTTTAAAAACTTTTCAAATAATTAATGAAAATACGTATTGCATAATATGCAATAACCAGTATAAAGCCTACAACAAGAATAATAAGAGAATACCAACTAAGTAAGCATAGTAATAACATCCAATAAATTTTTTTTGTGACTTTATATTCAAAAGTATTACCTTCATAATATTCAACAAAAGCCCAAATAATGATAAAAGAAATAAAAACACCTGCAATATACATACCTGTTGTCATAATTATTTATTTTTAAAAATTTGTATAAACAGATTACAATAACCATGCCAAACATTTACTTTTATAATAAAAAATACTATTTATTATATATAAAATTAGGAATATTATGATTAACGAAGAAAAAATACTTAAAGAATCTATAAAGAAACTTGTAAGAGAAAGTATATTTGATTTAATTAATGGTGGAATGTCTGAAAAAAAATCTAAAGAAGGTGAAAAGAAACATTCAAAATCTAAAAAGAAAAGTGATGGAGAAGAAAAATCTGAAAGTAAATTTTCAGAAAAAAGAAAAAAGAGAATATTACAAGCATTAAAAGACCCAACAATGGACGTAGCACAATTTGCTTATAGATTGTGGCCAGATAAAGATGAAGATAGTGCAAGAAGTTATTTCTACAAGTGTCTTGACGGAAAAACAAATGATTCGGGTGATGTCTATTCGTTTACTGATGATGAATTTATACAACTTGAATCTTACATAACTGATGTTTTACCAGAATTTTAATAATAAGCCGTAGAAAAATCTACGGCTTATATTATTTTAAAAGGTGTAATTAAAATTGTTTCATCTTCTTCACCTTTTCCATTAATTTGATTAACACTAATTTGATGTGTGTTTGCTGTCATTCTTGTAATAATATTTCCTATTTCATTTTCAGAAAAAACAATTCGTTCATTAATTCCATTATAATGAATAAACGCATATTTGTTTTTAATCTTTTTCTTAATATATGACAGTACATCTTTAAAGTCACATAAAGTCTCTTTATTATCATTATAATCAAAAATATGATAAAGATATTTATCAGAACTTTTTAATGGTTTAGAAAGGCTAATTTCATATATAAAAAAGATATTATTACCAATAATAAAAGTATTCTTTTCTCTAGGATTATTTATATTTTTTATTATATATGCTAAATCAGTTTCATTTTTTCCTTCTTTTAAAATATGATGTATATCACATTCTTCAAAAGCATTTCGTAAATTACTCTCTTTTGTTATAAAATTTAGAAATGGGTTATGATACTCAGAAAGAGTATTTTCTTCACCCATTTCTATTTTAAAATATTTTTCTTTTTTTCTAGGCATATTTAATTAAAACCATATTTTTCTTTAATCCTTTTATATTCTTCTAAATCTTTAAGATATTCTTCATACTTTTCTTCTTCTAATTTTTTTGTTTGAAGATATTTATTATACATTTTTTCCTCTTCTTTTATTCTCCTATTATATTCTTCATCGTTTTCTTCTCTTTCAAAATATGGTGTTAAAACACAAACTTCATCACCATCAGAAAACCCCTCAGATTCATGATAAAAATCAACATCAATAAATGTTTCTTTATTAAAACTTTTACTAACAGAAATTAATGTTGAAATCCATTCATTTAATTTACTAAGTTTAATATCTTTTCCAAATACTATTTCAAAAACATTATTATTTAAATGTTGTTTAATAATTTCTCTTTTGTAATTTGGTTCTTCGCTATACATAATATCTATTTTTTATATATTCAAATATATCCTTTAACTGTTGCAATGACAATTTAGATAACGTAGAAATTATTTTATCTGTATATTCTACTATCATTGATATTTTATCATTAATACCAACTTCTTCAATATAAAGAAGAATATCTTCACCTGGGTCAGCAAGGTCAGCAGGATTGGTCCAATACCACCAGCATTTATAAGTTTTATCCTTATCAGGTTTCCAATTTTTTTCTTTTAATTCTTGTGGAATATTATCTTTTTTTAAACTTCCATAACCAATTGATTGATTATAAAACTTATTTAATATCTGTTGACCATCATAAAATGTAATTTTAGGGTGTGGTCCATAAGTAGAAGGGTTATCCATCCACTTTGGTTTTGTCATTATTTCACTCATATATTTCTATTCTTATAATTTTCAATTGCTGTTGGAAGAATTCTTTTATAGTTTTCATCTTTAAATAATGGTGAAGTAAGTATCATATCAGCTGTTGTTCTATTTGTTGCAAATGCAATATTATATAATGATGCAAGACGTGTAAGTGCTGATACATCATTCTGATGCCCTTGCATAATAAGATTATCACAGAAAAAGATAAGTACATCAATTTTTCCTTCTGCAATCATTGCTCCTATCTGTTGGTCACCACCAAGTGGGCCACTCAATAGGCAAGTGGTAGCATCTTTAAGCGGAAATGTAACATCTTTAAAATCATATACCCATACTCCATAATCATCAATATCCCCAGATTTTGCTGTTCCAACGTAAATTTCTTTAATCAACCTACCTGTTGTACCTGTTGCAAATAAATTATGATTTTTTAATTCGTTTATATTATATTTTACCCACTCTATCAATTCTTTCTTACGTCCGTCATGGGCAACTAATGCTATATTCATATTATAAAATTATTTCAAAATTGTTTTTTAAATTTTTTTCTAACTTTTCTTCTTTTTCAGTTTGTTCTTTATAGTTTTGGTCAAAATCTTTAACATAAGAATGAATACTTACAACAGTAAGAAAATCATTTACTCTACGCCAATTTTTATTGTAATCTTCGTTCTCTTGAAATTCTCCCCAAAATTCTTCTTCATCACATAATTCTGCTTCTTCACAAAAATCAACATAACATTCAAGTTTATTGTTTGTAATTCTTAATGCTGTTATGTGATATGATGTTTGAAATTCTTCAATAAAAACTTCAGAATCAGCAAAAAATGGTCTTGTTTTGGAGTCACCGCCAAAGTACAAACGTTTATTTTCTCGTGTATTTACGAAATCAAAAATTTCATAATACATTTTCAAAAATACTTCTTTATAATTGTTCATGTCTTTTATAAATTAAAAGTGCCTTTAAAACTAAAGGCACTTATTATTTTGTTTACTTTACCTTGGAAGGAAGTTCTTTAACATACCTTTCATTATGTTCAATACTGTTTTCAGCCTTTTCATAAAAAGCGTCTCGCAAAGGTGTTACTGCTTCAATTGTTTCGAAAAGATAATTCCAACGTCTCTTCATTTCATTGGTAAGAAGACGATAAGCCTTTGATTCAGCACGTGCAAGTGCAATCTTTTCACCAAGTGTCTTATCATACTTATCATCAGCGTGACATTTTGCAGTAGCCTTTACTACCTTATAAAATGGACCAAACACTTCAGTAAACAAATCAGGAGTAACCAGAGTACATACCAGTTCTACCGTCACATTGTTCTCATTGTAATAGAACTGCTTACTAACAGTTCTCATCTTAATGTCATTTCTGTCAAGATTCATAATCTAAAATTTTAAATTGTTAAACTTATTTCTATTTCTGTTACAAATATACAAACTTATTTTTTAATAAACAAATATAATATAAAAAAATTCTTTTTTTATTACAATATAATGTTATCTAAAACAAATGGATTTTTTTCGATAATTGTGTGTAACTTCTCACTATAGTTAAGTGCTCTTTTTCCTTCTGATGCTTTAAGTTTTCCTTTGGCAACATCAACCAAGATATCATTTCTTTCAATTTTTTGTTCAGATATAGGGTTTCCTTCCATTTTATTGATAAGTTTCATAGATTTTCCTAAATTGTATTTTTCGTAAAAACCAAGCATCTTCCCATCAATATCTTTATATAACTTTTCTCTACATTTTGCTTCTTCGTCTTCTATATCATGACCATAATCAGTATTGATATATTCAACATCTATTCCGCTGTAATTTATATCTTCCATATCAATTAATTTTTTACAAAGATACAAAAATGTTTTTAAAAAAACAAATAATCCACACTAAAATTAGTGTGGATTATTATTGTTACTTAATATTGATTTTAATTTTCTTGTTTTCAGGTTCGTTTTTCTTCTTAAAAATGGTAATAATTAATGTATTATCATCACTACCACCAAGTTCACCATGTATTGTATTAACATCAACGTCTTCTGGAAGTGAATATTCATAAGACCCACTATGTGAACTGTTTTCATTTTTTACTTCGAAATGTATTTTTATTATACTATCTTCAACATTGACATCAATGTCTTCTGAACGCAAGATTTTACAAGGAAAATTTATTGTTAAAACATAAGAATCACCTGCATCTTCAAATACATTTTCCAAATCTTTTGCTTCTGAAAAAAGTTTCCTAAAATCTTTATTAAAAAACAAATCATCAACAAACCATTTGTCTAAATCTTTATTAAAAGAGAAATTACCGAATGGTGAAAATGAATAATTTCTATTGTCTTTTACAATTTTTTTATTTTCCATAATTTTGTTATTTAATTATTTTTATTATTAATGTGTTATAATCTAGTTACAATTCTTCCTCTTGTTAAATCATATGGTGACATTTCAACTTTTACTTTATCACCAACAAGAATTTTAATAAAATTTTGCCTAAGTTTTCCAGATGCTTGACATAAAATAGTAATACCATTCATATCAAGTTCTACTCTAAACATAACATTTGGTAATGATTCTGTAACAGTACCTGTTACAACAATTGGTTTTTCCTTAGCCATAAATTAAATAATTTTTTTTCTAATAATTTCATATGAGTCTTCCTCAAAATTATAAATATCAGCCAGTGTAAGTTCTTTTTCTACACGAGGTATTTCAATTTCATTTGAAGTATTTTCTTCTTTATTTGTATAGATAAATTCAAGAAGTTTATTTGTTTTTTCAATTGTAAGTGGTTTAAACTCATATTTTGATACAAGTCTACCTTTTCTTAAAAGTGCTGAATCAATATCTTTAATGTCAGCATTAAAAGTACAAATAAATTTAATACTAAGGTCATCAGCAAGTAAACCATCACTCATATTAAGAAGTGTTGAAACAGCCGAATTTGCACCTGTTGTTTTTCTATCACGTATTACATTTTCACAATCTTCAATAATAATAATATGGTTACTTAAACTACTAATAAACTCAGTAAAAGAAGGTGAACCAAGAAGTGTTACTAAATCAGGTGGAATAATCACAAATTTCTTTTCAGGATGAGTAGAAATAAGATTTCTAATATAAGTCGTTTTTCCTGTTCCTTTCTCACCATGAAGAATAACAATACCACTCTTATTATTATCTTCAATAAACTTTTTAATTTTCTCATCTTCATGAGAAAAATCATCATTATATTGTCTTTCAATTGAAAAATTTTGAACTTCTTTAATATTTCCCTTTTTGAGACAAAAACCTGCCTGAGTTTGAGCAATTTTATAAATATTATTTTTTTCTTCTTCTGGTGCTACATAATATTTTTCAAGAAGATTAATAAAATCTTTAAGGCTTCCATCATTATGATTATCAAACAATATATAACATTCTCCAATATTTTTTTCAATACGTGCATAGATATTTTTGTCTTTCATTACAATACAAAAACCTATATTTTCTTCTTTGGTTTCCAAGTTTCTTGTAATATATCTAATAAATTCAGTTGTTTCGTTATTGTTATTATCAAACAATTCTTTGTAAATATTTTCCACATCAAAGTAATAATCATATTCACGTGAAGAACGTGTAAACATATAACAACATGGGAAATATCCATTATTAGTAAAAAACAAATTTTGAAGAGATAACCCATCAACTTCTGCATAAATATTTGAAAGTTCTTTACTTAAACTTAAGTTATTAAAAATTTTATTCATACACTTTATTTTTTACAAAAATACATTTTTTTTTAAAAAAAACAAAATATCTATATATTTTTTCCATTAAAAGTTAATATATCTTCAGGAAATTCATAATCATATATATGTGTTTTTCTTATATGATTAAAATCATATTTTTTAAAACTTTCCGAAAAAAATAAATTATATTTACTATTTTTTTCCATAGAATATTCAATTGGTGAATAAGGAACAATTTTTTTAATAAATGAAATCATTTTATTTTTATTAGGAACAGCAACTAGTTTATATGTTATTTTTTCAGAATTATATAACTCTTCACCAAATAGTTTTTTAAATTTTTGTTTGTTCTTCATTGTATTTTTCTTTTAGTTTTAATAATGCACTATACATATTATCAATACCAGAATAACTTAAAGAAGGTGGAAAATCTTTTTCACTAACAAAATTCAAAGATTTTTTCGCTCTGGTGTATGCAACATAAATTAAGTTTTGTTCTGCTTTTATTTCCCAATCTTTATGTGCTAATCTTGAAGGTAAGAGAGAAGGACAAAGAATAAACACTCTATCATTTTCCAAACCTTTTGCTCTGTGTATGGTTGTTAAATGTATATTATTAACATCTTCATTATTTTCTTCTGTATTTTTTATTAGAAGTTCATTAATCTTTTCTATAAGTTCTTTCTTTGTTATTATACCTTTTGAAATAATATTAAAAGTAAGTAAAGTATCATATCCAAGCATGATATCGTTTTCAGACGCAGCATCTTTTAATGACATATCATTTTCTTCTGAAAGTTTAATCCATTGTTCAATTAAATTTTTTTCTATGTCAGAATGTATGTCACTAACATTATCAGAATTACATTCATTTATAAGTGAAATTAATTGTTTACCAAGTTCTACACCTCTAATTTTTGAAGGTAAATTTGAATTAATTAAACGTAAATGTAAATCAACAAGTGGTGCTGTTAATCTACAAAGTACCATATCACCCTTTTGTATGTTACTAATTGGTACATCATAGTTAACCTCACCTTCTTCAGCCCATTCAGGCGTTGTAAAATCAGGTACAAATGTTTTTGCTAATTCAGCAATTTTTTTAGCACATCTATAAGAAGTATTTAATGTGAATTTTTTAACATTATCTTGTTTGTTAAAATTTAAGAAAGCATCTTCATCACTACCTGCCCAACTATTAATTGTTTGAAAACTATCACCAAAGACAATAAATCTAGTATTTCTTTTTTTACATATATTAATTAAATTTTGTTGAGCTAATGAAGAATCTTGTCCCTCATCAACAAAAATAAAATCGTACTGTAGAGGTATAATATTTCCACCAATACCAAGTTCGTAAGGAAGCCAAATCATATCTTGATAATCATATTCTTCTATATGTTCACTACCCCATGAAAGAATTTTACTTACCGCTTCACATTCATTAGAAATTAATGTTATACCATATTTATTTGCTATCTTGTTAATTTCTTTTTTAGACTGCATAAGATTATATCTTGCATAATCAACTAACTTTTCCAGATTACGTCTATAAATTGTTTTATTACCCTTGTTAAATGATTCATAATCAAGGTTTAAAACATTAATGTTAGATAATATATATGAACGATATTTATCTTCTTTAAAGTTGTTTTTTACATTAATATGTTTTTTATAAGATAATATTTTGTTTCCTAGACTATGATAAGTCATGACATCTACTTTAATGTTATCTTCTTTAAACTTTTCCTGTAAATGTTCTGCTATATGTTTATTAAAACATACTACAAGAGTTTTTTTACCTTCTGGAACAAAATGAACAAGTAATTCAATCGTTTTAGATTTTCCACTACCAGCACGTGATTCAACTGTTGCATTACCTACCTTATGTAAAATAAAGTCACATAATTCAATTTGCGTTTCTGATGGTGAAATATTTTTCCCTAAAACTTTTTCAAACCTTATATCGTGCTTATCAACCATAATATATTATTTTTACAAAAATACAAAAAATTAAACCTTTTTCAAAATATTAATATAATTATTATAAAAACGAATTTAGAAGTTGAGCATATATTATTTAGTTACTGAGTGCCGTTCTTATATTCAAGTTTTTCAGGATTGTTAATACAATCCTGTTTTTTATTAAAAAAGGATGAGTATTAATCTCATCCCTTTCTACCTATAAGTGATTTACCAACAATCGGATTATTTGGACTTATATAATACCATCCATTTTTTTCTTCATGTTCAATAAGTCTGGTAAAATCTTTTTGATATTCAAGTGGTAATAATCCACCATCCATGTAAAAGTTACCATGAACTCTATCAATATCAGTATTTACTTTAATACTTTTTCCGTCACCAAGTGGAATTGGTCTTATTACAACATATCTACCGTCTTTCATAATATTAATTTAAACTTTTATAAAAAGAAAACAATGCTTTAATAAAATTAATTGCTTTAATAATATCTTCTTCATTGTTTATTTTATTTAACTTTTCTCTGAGTAATGGTAAAACCATATAAGCAAGTTCACCAATTTCTTCACTTATTTCTTTATCGTATTTTTCTTTTAAACTTATGATTTTATTAATTTGTTTTGTAACAAAATCATAATCATCTAAATCATAAGAAGGAACATTATCTTTTCTGCAACAATAATCACAATCTACGTTACTTTTCCATTTTTCTGGAACATTAGTAGAAAGATTTGTTTGATACTCATTACCAAGAGAAGAATCTTTTTTACTTTTCAATCCTTCTTTCCAATCTTCTATTCGCACATTATTGTTCTGTCTTTTATCCATAACATGAACATGTAATTTTTTTCTATTGTTAAGTTTGTCAATTAAAATTTTGTCTTTATTCATAATTTTTTATTTTTAAAATAACAATTATTTTTATTAAAGTAAAGTATTATCAATAGATAATAATTCGTTTTTTAAATATTCTGTTTTTATTATTTCGTAAGTACAACCATCTTTTAACCATATAAGTCTTCTTCCAATAACTTTTAATCCAATTTTTTCTAAAGCCATAGTATAAAGAGATAATTGAACTGAATATCCACCAAAAGATTCATTAAATAATTTATCAAATGGTTTTTTCATCATTACATGATGTACCCTTGAATAATCTTTGTATAAATTAGCATTTGTTTTATAATCAAAAACAATTAATCCACTTTTACTCTTATCTTTCGGATTGTCATAGTAAACAAGTAAGTCAAAAGTACCAGCATATTTTAAATTTTTTCCAATATTAAAAACTCTTGTTTCAGGTAATACGACATATAAATTACTTAAATCTTCTTTACCAAACTTATTCCAAAAACTAAGTGATGCTTCTTCTTTTGGTCTTGTTGGAATTAACCAACCTTTGTCTTTAATATATTTATATTTATTATCTTCAGTAATATTTTCTGGATGTCCAAGATTTAACCATGCTAATGACTCTGAATAACTATGTACTTGGGTTCCAGTTATGGTTGCTTTAAGATTATTAAATTTCCACTCATCTAACCAATATTCAGGTGTTTCACCATATTTTTCAGCATAGGCTATTGCTTTTTCTTCAGCATTAAATTCTAATTCATATTCAGAAACAACCGATGATACTGATAATAATTCTTCATCACCTAAAAAATATTTATGTCCTTCATCAACAAAGGTTAAACCATCAAATGTTTCTAATATTTTCTTTCTAATATCGGTAACTTCTTTTGGTTCGTCTTTAACTTTAATATTATATGTGTCTTGATTTCTTAAAGGCATGATTCTAACTTGTCTTCTTTAAAATTATATTTATAAAGTGGAAATGCTTTCATTTTAACAGAAAAATCAGTTTTATTAATTAAATAATTTTTTATTTCTTCCATTAAATGCACACTTGATTTTTCGTCTTCTTCCCACCATACCTGGTCATCATCTAAATTACTCTGCCAATCATCATAAATACTTTCAAAACAATCTTTTATTGCATCAAGACATTCATTTGCTGCATGATTATAATTAAAATGTTCTACTTCACCTATGAAAATTTTACTGTTTTCATTAAGTTCAATTTCTGTTTGAGTTTTGATATTTTCAATAACTTCATCAATTGTTTTAAATGTATTTGAAAAAGGGTAATTTTCTACCCACCATGTAAGTTCTTGTTCCATAATATTTATTTTTTTATATGTAAAATTTTCTTCAAATCTTCTTTAATTTCTTTAGATAAATCTTCATTAGATTTATTTCTTTTAAGTTCTTCAACTAAATAATTAGCAACTCTAACTGCTTGTTTAACTGGAATATAAGGTGCTATTTCTAATATTTCACCTGTTGTACCGTTTTCTAAAATTGCTTCAAGTATATTAATTGCCGCATTTGCTCTAACTTCTTCCCAATCAATCATGTTAAAAACCAATTATTTCGTTTAAATACTTATTAGTGTATAACCAAGTACCTTCAACGCCACTTTTTTCAACAGCATCAATGTTACTATCACCATAAACTAATAAAACTGAATTTGCAATTGGTGATTTTTGCTGAATCCAATTATAGTCATAAAACTTAATACGTTTTTTAAGTATAAAAATTCCATCAACATTTGGGAAAACTTCTTCTCTAAATAGTTTACTAGTAAATTTAGGCAAAACAAGTGCTATGCCATTTTTATGTTCACCCATTTTCTTTAAAAATGCTGATATCAACTCTTTAGAATAAGGTGGATTAAGCCAAACTCTTCCTTCCCATTCCTTAGAAAGACCATCATCATTTTTATTGTACATAACTTCTGCTGTTTTCCATTTCATATTTATTGGTACACATGGGTCAACATCAAATTTTCCAAATTGTTCTATAAATTCAAGTGGTGTGTACCACTCATCTGTTGCTATTATACCTTCTTTATTATGCGTTGTTTGAATTTCTTTCATGTTCTTTTAATTTTTCTTTGACTAATCTTTGTTCAAGTTTTTGTTTAATAACATCACCATGACATAATTTTGGATGACACCAACATCCTAAAAAAACTTCTTCACCATTTTTATATTTTTCATATATTTCATCAATAATTTTAGTGAATTCAATGTTATTACCATACATAGCATCAAAATACTTTTCATAACTACTCACTGCTTCTTCCCTACTGCTACATTTATACAATGCAATTGTTCTTTCAGAAGGTAAATGACTGTATGGATTACCTAAAATATTACCTAAAATATTACCTAAATTACTTCTACCAATATAATAATAATTTGGCGAAAAACTATAATCTTCTTTAGATATGTTTATTACATGTATCATATTCAAAATTCAGTATTTTCATCAACCTTATCCCAAAAATCTCCACTATTTTCTCCACTATATTTAAGACTTTCCATAAAATCATCATATGAAGGCATTGGTCCAAATTCATATTCAAAAACATCTTCAGGAAAGAACGTATCTATTTGTGAAGTTACATTTGTTTTAAATAATGACTTATTATGCATATCCTGAATTTTAAGTTTTATATCAGTAGGCACATTATCCGAATTACAATCACAAATATATTCATCCAACATATCATAACTAAACCCAAACTTTTCTTCATCTGGTTTACTATAAGGAAGACCATCATCAGGTGTTTTATCTACCCACTCTTTAGGAATACCAAGTGCATAACCAAGTTGTTTTACTTCATGAACAGTAAGTTTACCAATTGGTTCACAATCGCTTACACCATCACCCCATTTTGTAAAATATCCTATGTAATTTTCAGAAGCATTACAAGTACCAACAACACGACCATTATGTGACTGTGCCACGTAGTAAAGCATCATCATTCTAAACCTTGCAGGTAAATTCAAAGCCGATTGTTGACTTGGTTCAAATGGTGCTTGACCCATGATTTCTTCAAGATGTTCGCCAATAGGAATTGTTATAAGTTTAATACCAAATTCTTTAGCAATTTCACTTGCTTCTAAATTATCCTGACTAATATCAGGTAATGATACACCAATTACTCTATCTGACCCAAGTGCTTCAACACATAATTTTGCAACAATAGTACTATCTTTACCGCCAGATAAACCAATTATTACATTACACCCATTACCATTTTCATAAAACCATTTACGAATCCATTCTATACATTCGTCTTTAAGTTTATTGTAATCTTTAATTCTTTCTATCATAACAAAGCTCTTTTTTTAAAATCATCAATTATTTTTTTTAGTTCATTAATATCAACAAACGACCAACTATCTGTTTTGATATTCATATATCTTGCAACACCATTATTTCTTGTAGAAATAGTTATTTCTTGAACTGTTTCTTCACCATCTTTACCTGAATTATCAGAAACTTGTCCATAAGTTATAGATACATCATCTATATAAATTTCATTATCTTCATATTTGTTGTTTTCAAATGAAACAATTTTTATGTTATTTTTTGTATCTTCAGTTTCCATAATATTAATCTTCTAAATCTATATCAGTACCGCCATATGTTTCATACGCTTCATAGACTTCTTTCCCTCTCCAATCTATCTCATCCCATTCGTCTATATCATCATGTTCTTTAATTTCTTCTTTAATTGCTTTAACTGTATCTTCATAACTAAGATTATCTGGTATATCTACAGTTAAAAATAATTTCTTTGTTATACAAACTTCCATAATAATAATATTATTTATAAGGATTATTTTCTTTTGTCACTTCAATTGCTAAACCTAATTTTATTAAACCTAAATAATCAAAATATTTCTTTTTAAGCCATTTTAAAATCTCATTAAAAGTTTCTTGTGAATTAGTATAATAACTAATATAACCTGTTTGAATTATATCAGGTATTATACCATTACCTCCAATATGTGTAAAATAATCATATCTTGCTCCACCTTTTGAAACCTTTCTTAATTCTTCTTGTTCTTCTTCAGTCATACTTGTTATTGAACGAAGGTATGGTTTACAATCAAACAAATCAATTAAACCTTCCATAGAAGCATCTGAAAAATAATGTGCTTTTTTATCTTCGCCTTCAAAATATAACTCAACATGTAAATCATTAACATCAACTAAATATAGTTCACCTACTTCACTTCCTTGAAATCCGACTATACCATTTAATGTTTCATCAAATTCAGTATCATCAATACTTACGAGACATTTTAAACCGTATGGTAAATAACTACAAACGGCATCTAATAATAAATCTTTTTGTTCCATAATCATTTAATATTAGTTACAACCCAATCGCTAAAATCTTCTATAATATCTTCTATAGTAGGGTCATCATCATCAATTAAACTAATTATTCCATCTTCCAATGGTAAGTAGACATATGTATTTAGATTAAATTCATTAATAATACCAAAATTATCTAATTCTGGGTATTTCTTTTTTATTGTTTCATATATTTCTTTAAAATCAGAATTAATGTGTAAACAATAATTAATGTGTATTTCGTAACTCATATTTTATTTTCTAAATTTAAATTTTTAATTGCATTATATAATCTTTTACTAAATTCATTATAACAGTATTTAGTTATCCAAGGATATTTTTCTTTAAAAGTATCAAAACTAAGTAGTCTTTTATATTCATCATGTGCATTTAATTGTGCTGATTCTTTTGTAAATCTACTACATTCCCAATCAATTATTGCAGATTCATAATCAAATATATTTAAAAGTTTTTCTATAAACCATTTTTCATCTTTTACTGGTATACCTCTATATAGTTGCCTTTCCAACCATTCTGGATGATGTTTATGATATGCTCTGTGTAGTTTTTGTACTTTACTATATGGAAGAAAAAGTCTTAACCAAGGTTTTTCCCAATCATGGAAAAGATATTTAAACTTCCATTTTTTACAATTAAGTGCTGTCATTTGGAAAGAACACCAATGAGCAAACCAGTAACTAAATGTACTTCTTTCTGATTTTGTAAACATACTAATATAGTTTTATTTCAATATTTTTTTCTTTAGCCTTTTTCATTTTTGAAGTATTACTATCCATTGAATTGGTAAATAGTATTTTAACTTCTTTCCATGAAGTTGTTTCTCTATACTCAGGATGATTTTTAAGAAACTCTGCTTTAGTAGAATAATTATTTGGTTCACCTGTCATAATGATAGGAATTTGTTCATTTGTTTTTTCTTTTTTACTTAAATGAACCTTTTTTTCTTCTTCAAGCGTTTTCCCTAAATAATTCATTATTCTTGAAATCTTAAACATTTCTATTGAATTACTATCAAGACACCATTCATATGCAATAGAAGGTAATGAAGTCCAATCTTCACTTCCTGGTTCAAGAAGATAATTTACAATTTGTTCTGCTACTTTTTCACCACACAAAGGAAACGAACAAGATAAAATTATATCTTTTAATGTAACAAATTTAATGAATTTTTCAAATGAAAGTTTTACGTTTTCACCTGCTTTTCCACCTATTGCACTAAATAAATCAACACTCTTAAAAAATAATATGTTGTCTTTATAATAATCTTCTATGTTATTTTTTATCTTATTTTCTTTTTCCAAATATGTGTAAATTGTTTCTGCTATTGCTGGACCGATACCAGGTATATTAAGTGCTTTTGCTGAAGCTAAGAAATTAGATTTAATAATTTCAAATTCAGTCATTTTTTTATATAAATGTACACCTTCTACAAAACTTTTGTCTGGAATATTTATTTTTGATATGTTGAAGTTATCAGTATTTGTGATTTTATATATAAAAGGTATAATATCACCTGCAAGTGACAATATAACTTTCGTCCCTATACTAATTTTATTTTCAATTATATATCCGTAGTTATGTGCTGAAGCCCTTGTTACTTCCTTACCATCCATTATGACAGGTTTTACTATAATAACAGGAGTATATTCTTTTGTTTTATTAGATAATTGCCATTTAATATCAATAACTTCTGTTTCTTCTAACATTGGTGCAAATTTAACAGCAACACAATCTTTAGGACGATGTTCAGTTAAATTGTTTTCTCTTACACTATCAAGTGGTTTAAATACTATACCATCTAATGCAAATGTACAAAATTTGTTTCTATATTCTTCAAATTCACTATAAAGTACTTCTAATGTTTCTTTATCAAGTTTATCAATAGTGTAATAAAACTTTGGTTTATCAGGATAAATATAGTTATCCCAATCAACGTCTTTCCATTGTTTATTTTTTTTAATACGTATATCATAAATTATTATACTGAGGTCATTAAGCATATCTTTAATTTCGTCAGTATAATCTCTATTAAGTAAACCAGATACAAATGAACGAGGGTTTACAAATTCAGAATATTTTTTTTCAAAAATATGTTTGTCAATAAGAACTTCTCCACGAACAACATATTCTGAAGTAAGTTGTTTATTTAATTCTCTAATATTAGGTTTAAGTTTATTTATAAGATGATTAGTCAAATCTTTACCCCATTCACCGTCACCACGAGAAGATATTTTAACAGAATCTAAATCATTGTTAACATGACATTCAAATGAACAACCATCATATTTAGGCGTAACAATAAAACAATTTGCATTATTTTTTTTAATATACTTATTAATATCTTCTAAATAATCACCAAAGATAATCTTTCCTTCAGAATTTTCTTTAATCTGAACTTTAGATAGACTACCCATGATAAATGGATGTTCTATAGTATATGAAGGATTTTTCTTTGCACCAACATAACTTTTATTTTCTAAACCAAGTTTTTTTTCAAGTTCATCAAACTCGAAATCTTCCATAATTGGTGTTCCATTATAATATGCTTCTTTGGCTTTGTTATATAATTCTAAATCAGTCATAATTTCCAATATTCAATAGTTATATCATCATTACCTTTAAAAACAGATTCAATCATAGAAACAATTACCATCCAATCAGCACCACCTCTATCAGAAGACATATTCCAAGGAAATGCTACTGATTTTATATCTTTTTCTGCACAATATTTCGCTAATTTTTCTAACGCTACGTATATTCCTTCATAGTTAGTATATCTTTTTCTATCATATCCATAAGTTTCTTGACCACATAAGTTAGCAACAAGTCTGTTATCTTCTTTTCCTGGATTTGTTTTAACAACTTGACACATACCAAGTTTCATAAGACCTTTGTCAACAGCATTTTTATATTGTTCACAAACTCTTGGATAACGTTCTTTAACAGCCTTAGCTACACCACTACCAAACCCACCAATTGCATTAACCTGATGAGCAATAATATCAGCAGTAGAATTCATTAAGTCACCCTTATAATTAACTTCTTTCATTTACTCTTCTCCTTTAAAAACATCTTTCAAAAAACTTACTGCAATATTCATGCCACACTCATGTGCTTTATCAATATTATCACCTTCTTCTATTGCATGTTTATAACCAGAATCATATAAAGATGATAACATTCTTCCCCATGACATTTTTCCATATGATTTCATATGACTTACATGCCTTCTACGATGATTAGCAAATGTATCAGTAGGATTACCATTTTCGTCTAACTTATAACCATAGGCATCTGTATCATAATGATTTTCAGGTTCACAATCAATATTACTTGCACCTAAAATATATGCATTATAAAGAAGTCCTTCCAAAAGTTCAGCAAGAGCCATTTGTTTACGTCTATTTTTTTCATAATTAACTCTCCAATCTCTTGTACCTCTTAACTTTTCTATTTCTGAATCTGGTAATACTATATCAATAAACTTATGTTTCATTTCTTGAAGATATATATTATCCCTTTCCATTAAAGGCATTGAAATTGTTTTAATATAGTTATATAATGGTTTATATATTTTTTCAAGTTTATCTATATTATTTCTAAAGATATCATTTACCATACTATTATTAAAACCATCAATTTCCTTATGTTCTTGTAATTGATAGTAGTCAATTTGATTTAATATTTTATCTAAAACTTCATAAAAACGTCTTTTAAATTCAAAATCAATTAATTCTCTATTATCTTTATAAAGTTCTTCAAATGTTTCATATTTCATAATGTTGTGTTTTAGTTCTTAAATATTTTCATATCTTACTATTTTAACAGGAATTCCTTTCTTTTTACACAAGTCAATTGTATGTTTAGTTCCTTTACTTTTTCCATCCCAGAAACAAATAGCCGCTGATGCAATATCTACCATTTCTTTATTTCTTCTATATCCTGCACTTTTACCATATTTATCCCAATCAGCTGGATGTTTATCCAAATAATAGTTTTTTTCTATCGCATATTTTTCACCTAAAGTGTCTGCTCCGATAGCACAACCAGAAATAATTACAATATCAACTTTACTATCAATATTAGAAAGATAGTAATCACATTTTTGTTTTAAAAGTTCATAATCATGAAAATCTCTTCCACCTGCTATTATAACTTTAAACATATTATTTTATCAAATAACTTTTATAAGGAATATTTTTATTAAAATTCCATAATTTATTATTATCAGTCTTTTTAGAAGTAAAATCCACTACCCATATAATTTCTTCAGTATTTTTACCTAATTCAATTATGCTATCAATACACATATTATTTTTAATAAATGGACGCAATATCCAAAAATTATTACCATTTATCAAAAAATTATTATCAACATTACCCATTACTTCTATATAACAGTTCATAAAATTTTGATAATAACTTAATCCTTTGTTCTCAACATATAAATAACATGGAATATATATGTTATCTTTTTCGGTTATTTTTCTGTACTCACTATATTTCATACAAATATTCATTAAAATTAAAGTCTTTTGCAAATTCGTATAAACTATCTTTTCTATGTATAATCATACAATTACTTTTCTTTTGTAGTTCATCAATATCAATGTTTTTGTTATATGGTGCTGATATTAAGATACCCCAAGTTGAATTACAACCAATAAAGTTCCAATCATTATCATCAATAAAAAAGTCTGTATGTATTAGTGTTTTATTTTTCAAAAAACAAATACCATCAGGAAATATATTTTGTTTTTCTAACCAATTAAGACATTCAATTTTGTTTTTATATGTCTTTTGATACGTAACTATAATTACATCACCATATTGTTTTAATATTTCTATTGCTTTTTGAACATTTGGGAGTGCTTCTGATTCAACAAAAAGTTCATTACTATGGTCTTGAAAAAACCATTGTGAAGCAGTTATGCCTGTTGCTTCTTTTATTTTTGGAAATGATATGTCAACAACAAAATCTTTTACATCATCATAAGCCATAGTTTCATTAAATTCTTTATTGTAAAGTGAAACCATGTTTGATAATAATGCACGTAAAACTTCGTCACAATCAATTGCAAATGTTATTTTTCTATCTTTTTCCACAGTATACTATTTATACATTACAAATATACAAAAAATAAAACAAAAAAAAAAACAGGCACATAAAAATGTACCTGTTATAAAACTATTTTTTTATTTAACTTTTCAGTAATGCAAGTTTTGATTCAAGTTCACTTACTCTCGTCTCTAAATCAGTAATTGCAGTTGTAAGAACATCGTCAGCATTTTGACGTGCTGTTGCTTCTGAAGTATCAGCATTTTGACGTGCTGTTGCTTCAGCTGAAACTTTTTCTTCAATCATAGTATTAATTAAACCAGAAGAAGGAAATACAACAATTGAATTACTACTATTTTTAATATGTAATCTTTCATTACCAGCAGCAAAATTAACTGCAATTTCACCATATTCAAGTTGTGTTGCTGATGGTGCATTACCAGAAGTACTACTTCTCTTATGTATTACATGATATTCTTTAGCCATTTATATAAATGTTTAATTATTTCATGATTAAAAAATCATTTATTATTTTAATATAAATAGTACAAAATATTCATTTTGTATTAAAAAACTATTTATATACAAAAGAATATGAAAAATTTTATAATTTGGTTAATTAGTTTATTTAGAAAAAAGAACAAAATGAAACAATAGAAGAAGTTTCAGAAATTATTAACGAAACTGAAAATAATAACGAAACAAACATAATAGAAAATATGCCAATAGAAAAATATAATGATACTGTTATAATATTGGATAATGGTCATGCAAAATCAACACCAGGAAAAAGAAGTCCAATTTTTGATAATGGGAAAACACAATTTTTTGAATATGAATTTAATAGAGATATTGTAAAAAGAATTTCAGAAAAGTTAGAAAAACTTGGGATTAAATATTATATTATTGTACCTGAACTTGAAGAAGATATCAAACTTACAAAAAGGGCTAATAGAGCAAATGAAATATGTAAAAAGTATGGTTATGGTAAATGTTTATTAATTTCAGTACATTCAAATGCTGCTGGAAATGGAAGTACATGGATGAAAGCAAGAGGATGGAGTGTATATACAACAAAAGGTGTTACTAAATCTGATAAAATTGCTACTATTTTTTATGAAGAGGCTGAAAAACTTTTACCAAAATATAATATGACACTTAGAAAAGATATGTCAGATGGTGACCCTGACTATGAATCAAATTTTACTATTCTATATGCTGCTTTATGCCCTGCAATATTAACTGAAAACCTTTTTTATGATAATAAAATAGATGTAGATTTTTTAATGTCTGAAGAAGGACGTAATGTAATTGCTGATATTCATGTAAATGCAATAAAAAGAATTTGTTTAATAAAATAAAAAATTTATATTAATTATGATTAATAGTAATAAAATTAAAAACATTGTTTCTGAAAGTATAAGAAAAGTATTAAAAGAAGAAAATGAAAATAATAATAAAATAATTGATTTAATTTCATTTTTACATAACGCTCAATTACCATTAAGAGAAATACATTGGAACACACGTAACAATGCTTTACATTTAATAACAGATGAAACAATCAAAGATTTATTTGAATGGGAAGATACTTTAGCAGAAGCATTTATTAGTGATACAAAAATTAATGTAAAAATAAATTCCACTAAACCTAATTCAAATGAATTTAGTTCAATATTAAAAGAACTAATTAACTTAACAAATTCAATTAAAACTTCAATGAATGAATCTGATAATGGTATTTGTGCAGTAATAGATGATATACTAGAAGGTTGTAATAAATATCTTTATAGAGGTGAATTTAAATAATAAAAAAGCCATAGAAAATTCTATGGCTTTTTTTATTTATTTGTTTGTTTTACTCAACAACAGCAACTCTTGTTCTCATAGGTGTATCAAAGATGTCATTAGCAACTTCAATAATAACCTTATCTGTATCAAATCCGTACTTATTTACAAGTACATCCTTAACTGCAAGTGCTCTATGTTCAGCAAGGAACTTATTTCTTTCAGCAGAACCTGTTGCTGAATCAGCAGAACCAGTAATAACAATTGTCTTGTTCTTGTCAGCATTTGTTGCATAGAAGTCAAGATGTGCAAGTTCTCTATCACTAATAGTATATTTACCCATATCAAAATAAACAGTTACACTACTAATTGCTACTTCCTTAACAACTTCAACTTCCTTAACAACTTCCTTTTCTACAATGACTTCCTTAACAATAGGTTCACGTGCTTCAAGTTCCTTAATCTTGTTCTGAGCCAATTTATAGTCTTCAAGCCTTACTGAATAAGGACAAACAACAAAGTTGTGACTCTTCTTTGAACGAGAACCGAACTTATATGTTACACCAAACTGAAGTCTACCTTGCATGTTTGAACGAATAGGAGTAAGTGCATTGTTATAGTTATTCCACATAACAACAGGTTTTACATTAATCTGCCATGCACGAGCCTTACCAAGATTAAAGTTAAATTCAACACCTACATTATAAGTAAGATAATTCCTATCATGGTAAACATTGCCATAGTCATGTCCCCAACCCAAACCTGGTACTAAAACAACTTCAAAAATTCTTGGTTGTCCCTTATAACCACCAAACCAGTTAGAAAGGTTAAACTTAAGATTACCAACAACATTACTTTGGTTAACAAAAGTATTAGAACCTGTAGTATTAAACATAGCCAATCCTTCAATACTAAGACCAAGAACAGGTGTTACATATTTACCAAGTTCAAGACCAGCAAAAGGACGTACACCATCCATTACATTTTTAATACCGCCCCAAAATACAGGCTGTCCACCAAAATGTGAAGTGGTAATAGCACCACCGTAAAGTGAAACATAAGTGTTCTCAAAAAATTTAGAACCCTCAACTGTCTGTGCATTTGCAACATTAAAAGCCATAGCAAATGCAATCATCATAATACTAAAAATTTTCTTCATATTTTTTAATTTAATTAATTGTTATTTAAATAATATAATATTTTTATTTATAAAGTCAATTAAAATTCTCCATCATTAAGTCTATTTCTAATTTTAGATAAACTTTCTTCTTTTACCATTTTTCCATTAAAAAATACTGGTTCCATAAGTGTATCTCTGATAGATTCATCCCAAGTTAGTTCATCAATGTATGTTACTTCTTTATTCCATTTGTCTTTCCATATAACAGAGCAACAACCTTTTTGTGACTTTTTAAAATTGCCTCCACCTTCAGTTCTATCAGTTTTAGGGTCTTTAAAAACAGAAATTTTATTTACTTTAGTACCTTCAGTAAACTCAGCATAAACAGCCTTAATAGCCATACTAAAAGTATCCCTAGTAAAAGGTGAAAGTATAATTCTTCCATCAATTTCTTCCTCAATACAATGCATACTGAAAGAACCAACACCAAGACTTACATTACATGCAGCAAATCCATTTTGTTCAAGAATAGAATAAATTTGTTCTGCTCTACGAAGTGTAATTGAATCACCATAAAGTGCTTTTACATGAGGATTAAGTACCTTGTATCCTTTACTATTAACAGTACCGCCAAAAATCTCCCAAAGTTTAAAAACTGTTTCAGTAACAATTTTAACACAATCACCACTATCACCACGAACAAGGAAACAGCCATTGTGACTTAAAATTTCTTCTTTAAGCGTTGGAAGTATATTATTAACAACATTCCAATAGTCATAACTGTCACAAACACAACTAAAAGAAGTGTTAGGATAAAGTTCTGTAAGAAGTTTTTTCAAGAAAATACGTTCACGATAAGGGTCAATATCTTCGTATTCGTAAAAAGTATTATCTATAACATCTTTCGCTGAATTAGAACACATAACAAAATGTTCTGTGGAAACAGCACCAAATGCAACTTCTTCACGTTTACAATTACAATTATAGTTTTTTTCAAGATATGGTACTACAGGAACAGTTGCCGAGTTAACAAAAGAAAGACACCAAGCAGAACCTGCTTTTAATGCCGCATCTAATCCTTGGTCACCACGAAAATCGAAATTACCAAGAGCACGTCTACGAGGAACATTATCTTCACATGTCTTATCATACCAATAATTAACAATTTCACGATAACTATGACCAACAGTTGCACAAATCATAGGATACCACATTTCAGCAGAAATAAGACTTTCAAGTGCCTGTCCAAGCCATGCAAAATCTGGATGCGTATTAGTAATACCAAAAATAGGAACATGAATAGGTACTATCATACCTTCTGGAAGTGAAATAATTTCAATAGGAAGATACCCTAAATCATGAAGTTTTTCTATCTTAGTAAAATCACAAATTCCAGTACCAAGGGTATTTTCCATATAAGTACGATATTCTTCTACAACTTCTTCCTTTGGTCTTTCAAAAAAGTTTTTATTAAAATAATCAATTAAAAAAGTTTTACAAAAAGCCTGTAAACCAAAGTTTACAACACCATTCCATTGTTTTACACGTGAACTACGAGCAGTAAAATAACTAACACTCTTAGTCATATTTTTAGGTATTTGCATATTGTGAACTGTTTTATAAAAGTCACATAATAATAATGGATTTGTTTTCATATTCTTTAATTTTTAAATTTAATTTTTTTTATACCTTTTTCTTCTTTGTCATAAATGATATTAGAAAATATATTCTCCATATCATTATTCCATTTATCAAGTTTTCTTAGTTCATCAAGTTTATTTAATACATGTGGAATATGTTGTTGCCACATATGTTTAACATCATTTGTTTCAAACACGTAGTTTGTTGCGTTAATTTCCAAACTTTTTTCTTCCAATATTTTCAAATGCCTGTTTATACATCCTATCATTCTATATAAAGGAGCAGACTTTTGTGCTTTCTCTATTGCTTCTTTTGTATTAAAAGGTAAAACCCCATTTTTTTCTTTATATTTTTCCATTGCCTTCTTTGCTTTTTCTTTGTTTTCAGGCAAATGAACTGCTAACATACCATACTTTTCAATTTGTGTTTTCTTACTTTTTTCTCTGTATATTTCTGCTTGAAAAGCAAGGATACCATTGTGGTTTTTCCTATTTGTTTCTAAAGCCTTTTTTCTACTTTCTTCTGTGTTTATTGGTAACACACCATATTTTTCAATACATGTTTTTACTTCTCTTTTTACTTTTTGTTTTGATATTTTGGATTCACTATACCCACCTGTAGTCATGTTATAGCCATTACTATTTTCAGCGTCAATAAATGCATTAAACTTAGAAATCCAATACTTTTCCCTTTCTTTTCTTTTATTATTATCTTCTAAATTTTCTTCCAAAATATAAACACAAAAGTTTGTTGTGCCATATTTTCTTATTGCATTGTAAATAGCCGCTTTTATATTCCTTTTACATGTTTTACTCATGCTATTTTTATGGTCAATCCATCTTTCTCTTAGGCTTCTTTTAGTTTCTCCAATGTAAACTTTTCCATTTAAGCAATTTTCACAGCAATAAACAATGTTTTTATGTGTTGTAAACTCAGGTAATGTTACAGTAGCACCATTTAATAAATCTTCTAAAATAATCTTTTCCATATTGTATCTTATTTATTAATAAATAGTAACAATAATGAAAAAATTTATAAAAATCCTATTTCAATGAACTATTTTATAAAAGTAAATATTTGGGGTGCTGTACGGTACTTTATTTTTAAAAGCACCCCAAATATTTTTAACACATTACTCTAAATGGACTTTGTTTCAATTCCTCTCTTAATCTCCCAAATAGCAGTTCTGAACCTGTTTTCCCACTCAGTTTTTCTAGTAACTGGATGCCATCCGTTAAAAAACTTGTAAATATGTTTACAAATTGTTTCAAGTCCAAGTTCATCAACAAGAGAACTGTTAGCCCTATCGTTCTTACGAATGTTATACCAAGCGTGTGCAAATGACTCAAACCAAGAATTCATTTCATACCCAAGAGCATCAACAAGCATTTCAAGTTCTTTGTTCATTTTTTCACCAAATTCCAAATCATTTTTTGTTGTTTTTACACTACCATCCTTTACTTCTTTTGTTGCATTTCTACCCAAAAGGATAGCATATGCGTACCTTGGATAAAAATCAACAACTTCTCCTTTCTTGTTCTTTTTTTGGCAAAGCCTATGAGACATGCCAAAATCACGAATATTAACCATACTCACATTATTTTCAGCCAATAAGCGATGCTGATGGTCATTAACTCCCCAGTTTTTATTTGTTCCATTAATACGTGAGATAATGTACATTCTGTCACGGCCTTCATTGCTTGTTGGATAATCTTCATAGATAACCTTCATAGGCTCTTTTGAACCATTTTTCCAAGCTCTTTTATACGCTTCAAGTCTGTGTTGCCCATCTGCAACACCCATAGTATTAATATCAACACGTAATGGACTAAAATACTTTGACTTGTAAGGGTCTTTGTCTATGTCTATTTGAATTTCGCTGATGTGTCGTTTGTACAATGTGCGATTGTCTTCGTACATTTTGAACGATTTTACAACAACATTCAAATCATCATAAACATAAATTCTGTTGTAATCCACATTTTCTTTGGTTGGGATTACGTTAACCATTTCATTGCCTTTTAGGGATGGCATAACCGCATTTTCTTTACTCATAATTTTTAATTTTAAAAATTTTATAAATTATTAAATTTGTTAGTTGTTAACTAACAATAATTTCATAGATGGACGGCCTTATAAAAATCTTTTAAAAGTAAAGCATTTATATTAAACATATTTATAATTTATTTATTTTTGGTGATTATATACTTGTTGTCTATTAAATGTTCTTCATCATTTTTGATAAAACATCTTTTCCTGTTTTCGATATTTCTTTTGCTTTTTCTGACGAACTCCAATAATAAAAGTTTGGTATATAGATTGGCCAAAATGAGTTATAAAATATTTTTTCAGCCAGTTTTTTGGTATCATTAAAATTGTTATCCATAACTTATGATGTTACAATAATTTACAAAACAATAGTAGATAACTCATATATAGTTTCCTTATTTTTTGTATATTAAATTCTTTTTTACATTTTTTTTATTTTCACCAATTTTATCTTTAAGCATTTGTTTCCTTTGTTGCTTATTAGGAATATTAGGACGTGTTTTTAATATTGTTCTTAATTCATCTTCATTAGCCCAATAATAACCGTTAAGTGTATTATCACCAACCCAATCTTGATGTACTTCAATATATTTATCTTCTCCCCATCCAATTAAAGAAAGAGGTGATTGTCCATAAGAATCATGACGGTACTTTTGGTTATGATGAATAAAATTAACTAGTTTTTCTGTAGAAAAATTTTCAAGTTCTTCTTTAGAATAAACATAATTAATAAATCCAAAATCATCAATAAATTGTTTCATATTATTCGCTTAAAATTGATATATCTTCTTCAGAACCTTTCCTACGCCATAAACAATTATCAGGATATATGCCATCAATTTTTCCATTTTCTATCAAATCCATAAGACAACGAACTTGTCTATATGGTTTAGCAAAACGTTCACCATATTTTTTAGAATCTTTAATTTGCTCATCAAGCATATTTCTTAAAGTATTCCAATTAAAAAACATTGTGTCTTCCATAACTTTACAATTTTAATTGATATATCATCAAAAAACATGCCAAACTATTAATTTTGTTCAATTTCTACAGTTGTGGTTGTTATTTCTCTTTTTTTAACCCATCCATACTTTTCAAAAATTGGAAGCCAATTATTATCCCAACCAAAAGGTTCTCTGTCACAGTATCCTGAATTCCAATCAAAAGCAACTTCTGCTAAATCTTCAAAACAATTAATTACATCATATGTGTCATATCTGGTTTTACACATAATATAATCATCTTTCTGATATATTTCAGCAGTACCAGATTTAGAAAATCCATCAATTATATATGTAAACTTTTCTTTGCCATCATCTTCATCTTTTATTAACCCAACACCTGAAACACATATACCATTCAATAAACATTCTTTTACTAAATCTTCAATTTTCATATTAAACGCAATTAAAAACAGTAACAAAATTATTTTCTTTATTAAATATACTATTAGTAGTAAAAATTTTATTTACTACACCTGATTTAAGTCTTGAAAGTAAAGCACCTTTTTCTTCATCAAGAACACTATTCTCAGTATGTGTTGCATAAGCATAAATATCACCAGCACCAAGTTCTTTAAGTTTATCAGCACTATGTGCCAATGTACCACCATAAGAAATAATATCATCAACCATTAAAACAACTTTGTTTTCTAATGGTAAAACTATATCAGTTTCAATTTCGAAATCATAACTTATGTTAAGTTTCTCTTCTCTTTCATTATATATGTCAAGACTTATAATATTTCCAGTTTCCCAATCACGAACTTTTTTTCCATAAAGTTTTTCGTTTTCAGAAAGACACACAATATCTTTATAACGTTTATATGCTCCTTCATCTGGAAAATAAACTACAATATTATTACGTGAAGAAAGTTTATTTTTTTTCATTATGTCATGTATTGCACTATTAATATAAAAGTCAATAGGCAATATTGTTACATTATTAATAAGTGCAACTGAAACATATGAGTGAGGGTCAAGCACATTAACTCTATTAAAATTAAGACTATTTATAAAATTAGCAAAATATTTAAGTGTGAAAATTTCAGAATCATTTTTTGTTCTATCCATTCGAGCATTTGGGATATACGGCATAGTTAAAGATAACCAATTAACTTTACTTTTTTCTCTAAGATGGTCAACAATGTATTTAAGTTTAATATATTCTTCATCTGACTCATATTGCCAAACAATATTAAAACTAAAAACACTTTCTTCTCTAGAAACTTGTGATATAAAATTAGATGGTTCTAAATCAAATTTTCCACAAGTTCCGTCAGGAAATTTTATAAATTCTATTTCTGTATTATTAATCTTAATCATATTTATATTTATTTTTTTGTAAAAGTAAAAGTTGGTGAAGAAGGCTCATAATAAGGTGGTTTATAATAGTAAACTTCCCATCCCTTTTGACGATATAAACCTTCAAAATCCAACCATCTGTTATTAAAAATTTCGTTTTTATTAAAACCTTCATTGACGAGAGCATTAACAAGAGCAACCTGAACAATAATGGCTCTGTTCAAAGAAACGTCCCAATTCTCAACAATAAAATTATTAACAACTTCAATGATTTTTGGAGGAATTTCTTTTAATTTTTTTTCTTTACGTTCTTCGACTAATTTATCAATGTCACAAGCATTAATAGGCGTAACTTTTTCCATTTTTATTAGATTTATAATTCTATTTACAAATTACAAATAATATGCCAAACTAATAAAAACGTGGAAAATTTATATCTTTTTCAGAAAAGATAAATTCATTATTTGAATATGAATCCAATACTTTTGATGCTGCTATTAATGAAAAGTCAAAACTAACAGCATTATTTATAGAATCTTTAATGAAATTTTCATCAAATTGAATACCTCCCTCAAAAGAAGGTGCATAATCACTATCAGTTAAATATCTAATAACAGCATTATTAGGAGATGTTGCTATAAAACCATGTGCATATCCTTTTGGTATGAAAAGTTGTTTATTATTTTCTTTTGAAAGATAAATACTAAATAATTTACCTCTTGTTGGAGAATCATTTCTTATATCAAGTGCAACATCAATTATACTACCTTCTGTGCATCTAACAAGTTTAGCCTGAGAATAAGGCTCATTTTGATAATGTAATCCTCTTACAACAAACTGTTTAGAAGAACTTTCATTTTCTTGCACAGGTTTGAATGATATTCCTGTTACTGACTTAAATTCATCTACATTATATAATTCTTGGAAATATCCTCTATCATCATAATACTTTTTTGGTTCTAAAACATATAAGTCTTCAAAACCCATTACTCTATTTATTGTATACATATCTATATATTTTTTACAAATATACAAAAAAATAAAGAGAAACCAAAATGTTTCTCTTTAAAAATCGTCTATATTATTTATTTTGCAATTCTAAGTAAATATTGTCCATATTCGTTCTTAGCCATAGAATTACCGATGTTAATTAATTCTTCTTTGGTTATCCATTTATTTTTATATGCAATTTCTTCAAGACAAGAAACCTTTAAACCTTGTCTTTTTTGGATTGTTTCAATATATGATGATGCTTCTGAAAGACTGTCAAAAGTACCTGTGTCAAGCCATGCAAACCCCCTATTAAACAACATTAAATCTAACATTGTTCCACCATCATTTGCTGTTCTTTCATTATATCTTTTATTAACTTCTGTTATTTCAAGTTCACCTCTTTGAGAAGGTTTAATTGTTTTTACGGTTTTAACAACATCGTTTGGATAAAAATATAAACCAGTAACAGCTATATTAGATTTTGGTTCTTTAGGTTTTTCTTCAATACTAATTACTGAATATAAACAATCATTACCTTTTCCAACTTCAGCAACACCATATCTGTGTGGGTCAGATACTTCATAGCCAAAGACAACTGCTCTAGGATTGATTACATCTTCAACAATTGTTTTTGCTTTTAAAAGTTTTTTTCTTAAATCACTACCATGAAATATGTTATCACCAAGAATTAAACAAACACTATCATTACCAATAAATTCTTCACCAATAATAAAAGCTTCAGCAATACCATTAGGCTTTTCTTGAACAGCATACTGAAGATTAACACCAAAAGAAGAACCGTCACCCAATAATCGTTTAAATGAATCTTGGTCTTCAGGTGTTGTTATTATTAATATCTCTTTTATATCTGCTAACATTAAAGTAGATATTGGGTAATATATCATGGGTTTGTCAAAAATTGGTAATAATTGCTTTGTAACACCTTTTGTTATAGGAAAAAGTCTACTACCTGTGCCGCCAGCTAAAACAATACCTTTACACATTTTTTATCCTTTTTAATTCATTTATTTCTGTTATTATTTCATTATCATTACATTTTATTTTAACTATAAATAAATTTTGCTTTTCTCATTTTATTAAGAGAGTTTTCAATTATTTGTCTTACTCTTTCAGAAGTTAATCCTACTTCTTCACCTATTTCTTTATAGTTTTTATTTTCATGACGTCCTATTCCATAATACATTTTAATAACTTCCCTGTCTCTTTCTTTAAGTATAGATAAAAATTTATCAATGATAAATTTGTTATATTCAGTATTTTCTTTTTTAATAAAGTTATTTTCACTTGCTGTTTTTTCTGTATATTCTTTAGAAAATTCATAAGTGTTAGAAGCATCATCATCATATATTTCATTAATAGATTCAGATTTCACTTCATATAAATCACTTTCACATTTAATTTTAACACCATATTGTTTTTCTAAAATATCAAGTACTTCTCCTTCAGTTGGATATCTACCATTTTCACAATAGTATTTATTTTTAACATTATGAAGTTTGGTGTTTATCTTTTGATTATTAGTTCTTTTAACAATAAAGTTATAATTTGTTAAATATGCATTAATACTTCTACGAATATACCATACAGCATAACTTAAAAATCTATTTTCAAAATTAACATCATAATAATCAATTGCAGTAATTAAACCCATGTTACCTTCACTGATTAAATCAGAAAGTTTATCATCAGAAGCATAACATTTTGCAATTGATAAAACAAATTTAAGATTATATTTAATAAGTTTTTCTCTTGCTTCTTCGTCACCATTCTTTATACGAACAATAAGTTCGTCTTCTTCTTTTTCTGAAAGTACTGGATATTTTCTAATATCATTAATATAATCAGAAATAATACGAGTTCTGTCAAGAGGTCTAATTCCGTAAGTTTTAATATCCATATGTTTATTTATTATTTATGTGCAAAAAATATAGGTTCATATTCACCAATTTCTTTATAAAAAAAACAACCGATAAAAATATTGTTATAATATTTTTTATTTGTTTCTATTGTATCATTGATATCTACAATATCATTTAATATGTTTCTTAAGTTAGTATATTCCATATCATCAAATTTTTCATCATATGTAACTATACGATATTTAAGACTGTTATATTCTTTATCAAAACGTTTTTCTTCACCAATGTTTACTAACAAAATAAGACTTAATACAACTGTTAACACAATACTTACAGCCAATAATGTGGCTATAATTGCGTCATTTCCAATTCCTTTACAGAGGAAAACAATACAACCTATTAATATAATTATTCCTAAAATATAAAGTAACATAACTAATCAATTTTTTCCCAAATCATTCCTTTTGTATTAACTTTATAAGTACCAGGTGTAATGCCACCTTTATCAATGTAGAAAAATACAAGATTTATGATAAGAACAATATGTTCTACAATATACTGATAACATGCCCAAAAATAGTCTTCAAGTTCTTTAGGATACTGTTTACCAAGTGGGCTTTCTTCTGTTCCTGGAATAAAATCTCCGTAATGACCAAGAATAAGTGCAACATCTTCCATGACATAAGTTCCACCAAAAAGATTCCATTGGTCAATACCCCATGCTTTACATTGCTTCTTATCAGAAATCAATTCAAGTTTGTCTTTAGTTCGGATTAGTTCATCACGCAAAACACCAAATTTTCTCAAACCCTCATTTGAACTTTCTATTTCATGAATAGCATAATCAATATTTTCCGTGTTAAAATAATCTCCCATTTCAAAAGTGTCAAACTTAATGTTTTTAATAAGTTTAATATGGTCTTCTGTCAAATTTAATTTAATAATCATAATTTATTCTTTTTTATTATTTTATTTACTCGTAAAAAGCACAAAGTGCTTCGTTTTTAAATTTTTTAATGAATATATGACGAATATCAGATGTTCCTTCATCATCTTTTTTATGAAAGTCATTTGTACAAATAACATAATGTTTTCCTTCATAATACTCAATGCCATAATAAAAAGGACAATTCTTACAAAAAACGCCAACTGATACTGTACGTGATTTATCAAAGTTACAATCGCCATCAACTTTTCTAAAAGTAAAGTGACTAAATTGCCCATTACCATATGTATATGTTATACCAGCCTTTTCCATTTTATTAAGAATTATTTTTTCCATTAACAATATTAAACATTTTTTGAATATTATCAATATCTTTTGGATTAAGTCTTTTTCCTTCAAGAAATTTTATTAAATATTCCATAATAGTAATTATTTGTATTTTTACAATTTGTGCTTTTGTTCTTTCATTAAACTCCATATTATTCTCTCATTAAAATTTTTCTTGCCCTTTCAATATCTTTATCAGATAATCCTGTTCTTTCATTTGTCTGAATAAAATTGTCTTTTTGCCCAAGAAGAAAATCTGTATCATCATCAAAAATGACATATTCATAATCAATATGTTTATCGTTGTAACGTTTTCTATAATATGGTATTCCATCATCTTTAGAAACGCCAAATTTTGTACACATTCCTCCACAGTTTATATGTAGCCATTTTTCAATTTCATTACCTCTACATAACCATTCAGTATAAAAATGCTCAGTGTAACCGATAATTGGTATTTCTAAACCACATTCTTTCAATGTTTTTTCTGTACGACCTTCATCATATCCCCATGAAGAAGATATTACAATTTCTGTGCCAATATCTTTAAGTTTATTAAGTCTTTTTACACATTCAATGTCAATATCACCCTGTTTAGGCGTGCTTTTCATATAGAAATTTATACTATTCAAAACACCATCAATGTCAAAGGAAGACGAGACGTTTATAGTCTCGCCCTGAACCGTTTACGGACATTTTTAAATTATCGTTTTTATATCCCATATTCTCTTAATATTCTTTTATTGGATTCTGATAATTGAACACCTCATTAATAAATGATTTAATTTCTTGTTCAGTTGCAAGTCTCACATCATTACCATATTGATAATTTCCATAACCAGTTGATTTCAATAGTTTACCATCAGAATCAAAACCAATGAGAACACCATATCCATCTGCATTCAACTGCCCAGTATGAATAAAAACTCTTTGTGATTCTTTTTTAATACCTTTATCACCAAGTTTGTAAAGAAAATCTCCTGCTTTATACATAATATTTAATTTTTAATATTTTAATCATCCCAATAATCAGCAAGTTTTCGTAAAGATTCAGCAACAGCCGAATCACCAACATAATATTTATGTTCTATAAGCCAATTTTTTAGTTCTTTAATGTCTTTTTCTTCCATTTTAAATTAAATTTTTATTATTTATCATTTTTAAATTATCGAACATTTATTAGATATTTTTAAATTATCGAACATTTATTAGATATTTTTAAAAATTAATACAAGTCTTCACTATACATCATCTTCCATCCATTCCCATCTTTTGAAGAATATCTTTCATGTGGTTCTTGTTTTTGAAATTCTTCAGAAGAAACAAGTATTCCTTTATAATCTTTATTTTTTGCTCTTTTTTCTATTATAAATTTTTGCTTTTTAAAACCATGTTCTTTAAACCATTTATCACTAACTTTTTCCATAAAAATAAAGAGTTTTTATCTTCACCGTATTTTAACGGTGAAGATAATTATACATTCTTGTTTGATGTGCCTTCTTCCTTGCCTTACGTTTCTTCTGAAGTTTAGTAAGTTTAACAATACCAGGCTTCACAATAACATAAGCAGGATGAATGTCATAACCAAGTGAATCAGACTTAGGGATATACAATCCCTGCTTTCCAATAGTTTTCTTTGTTGCGTACATAATTTTATTGTTTTAAAGTTTTTCTATTATTATTACAAATTTTGTGCCATTTTAATCTTATTAATTAATTTTTTTGTTTCAGTTAAACTTAAGCCTTCAGGAAATGGTTGTAAAAATAAACCAAAGTTCTTTTCCCATAAAAATTTAGATTTTAAATTACGAAGTTCTTCTAATGAAATTTCTTTATTAATATAAGATTGTATAATTGAATTATATTTTTCATTATATTCGACAGTAAAATCTATTTGTTCATAATCGTAAATATAAACTTCGTTATTAGTTAAATTATTATTAATTATTTCGTAAATTCTTTTACTGTCACCACCACCTTCAAAAATAGAGTTTCCCATTAAAGTCATTCCTATTTTTTTATTATTGAAATTTTTGTTTACAAGTTCTAAACAACATTTTAGTGCATCATAATCTAAAGCATCAGGTTGAATATCTGGTCGGTATCTTCCTTTTGTTATATAACAAAGAATAAATATAGGAAAACCTTGATTTACATATGTTGTAACTACTTGACAAGTTCCTAATTTTCTTACATCATTATAATTTGTTTCCTTATTAACTTTATTAATATTAGGAAAAGCATTACACATTTTATGCATAAAACCATTCCCTTTACTGTTTTTAATACTAGCACCAATTAAAATTATATCGTATTTCTGAAACTCTTCATATAAATCAGTACCTAAAATTATTTCTTTTACCATATTTTTTCAAGCATTTTTTTCTGTTCATCAGTGAATTTTTTAGGATATTCATGTTCAACAATAACAGTATAATCACCCCTATCACCAAAAGAAGAATCAATTTCACGTATTTTCGGCATACCTTTACCAATACCTTTATATATTATTTCACCATCTCTTGTCATTTCAGGTATTTTTATCTTCATTGTGTTTCCATCAATAAAACGAATTTCTTTTTCACAACCAAGTAATGCTTCATTAAATTTTATTTTTTCAACATGTGTTAAGTTAAACATTTCTTGTGTAAAATATTCATTTTCTTCAACATGAATAACAAGAGTAAACATACCCATCATACCGCCACCAACAGGTTCATGACCAAAGTTACCCAAATTAATTTCAATTCCTTCAAAAAGACCAGGTGGAAGTGTTATGTGTTGTGTAACTTCGATTTCTTCCAATCCAGTACCATGACAAAATGTACATTTTTCGTTTTCTTTTAAAGTTTCTCTACCTGTACCCCCACAATAAGGACAAGTAGTTATTTGTTGAAACATAAAGTTTCCATTACGTTGTTGTGTAATAATTTTACCTGTTCCATTACAATGAGTACAATTGTGAATTCTTTTATCAGCAGCACCTGTTCCGTTACAATGAGTACAATTAACATTTCGTTTAAATTTAATGTCTCTATCTATGCCATTGTATGCTTCTTCCAACGAAATAGTTAAATTAAAACGAATTGCTCTACCAACTTTAACATTTTCTTGTTCAAATGGATTAAAACCATGTCTAAACGCTTGCTCTCTAAAATAGTCAAAAGGAGAAGAAGGATTATCATATTCTTTGCGTTTTTTTTCGTTAGAAAGAACCTCATATGCTTCTGATATTTCTTTAAACTTTTCTTCTGCTTTCTTTTTTTCTTCTTCACTATCATTTACATGACGGTCAGGATGAAACTTCATAGCAAGTTTATGATATGCATTTTTAATTTCATCCTGTGTAGCATTTTTATTTACACCTAATATTTCGTAATAATTTTTTTCCATAATTAATAACTCTCAGTACAGACAGAACCTAAAGTTTTTCCTTTATATTTAATTTCTAAACCTGCTTCATATGTACACTCAGAACCATCGTGATATTGATTAAATTCAATTTTAGAAATTTCTTCAGCAACAATTCTGCGTACATATTCTGCATTTTTTTTCTTCCAATCGTCATATTCTCTTTCAGCAAAAGATTTATAAACTTCCCGAACACTTTCAGCAACTTTATTTTCCCATTTACGTTCATTTTCTTTGGCTTCTTTTTGTAAACGATTTATTTCACCTTGAAGATAATTAATCTTGTCACGTAATTCTTGTTTAGTTTCCATATAATTTCAAAAATTAATTTTTATATATGTTTCTACAATTTTTGTGCCAAACTGTAAATGTATTTCTTTACTGATATTCTTTACAAAAGTACAAAAAATAAAATTATAAGACAAATCTTCAATAAAATAAACTATTTATAAGTAATAAAACAACAATATATCAATTATGAGTAAATTAAAACATTTTAAAGAATTTGAGACATATGGTGAATATGAAACATACATTAATGGCAATCCAATGTTACCTAACGTAAGTTTTGTTGGTGAAAACGTATATTATAAAGATGGTGTACCAACACCTGAAGAATATTATTTTAATTTTGGTGTTGATACAAGTGAAGTTGAATCAACGGATACAAGTATCATTAACACATATGACACTAACTATCCTTCCATTACATTTGAATATAATGGAATAGTAACTGGTATTACTGATAACAATGGTAATATTACGGCTAATTTTAATGAAAATACTATTGAAGAACAACAAACAGGTAGTGTTATAGCAAAGCATAATGATACTATTGTTGGTACATGGACAATTACACAAAAAGCATATGAAAAACCAGACTATAGTAAACAATATTTAACATTTAAGATAATAGAAGATGGTGAAATATATTTAAATAATCATGAATTAGAATATTCAACCGATGGTGGTGAGACATGGGTAAGTAC